ATCATCCTTGCCGCAAGCAAAGGCAGTGTTACTTAAAAAAATCATCATGCCTGCAACAAAGGCCCAGAGCATGGTAGTGATAATGTTTTTAATATTCATATCGTTATAAATAGGGGCTTGCGCCCCTACCCCTTGTTAGTCGGCAGATTGCCTGATAAAATCGCTGATCGCACGCAGTGCGCTCTTGTTAGCCTTCGTTAACGATTCTATATCGTTCTCGGAGAGCTTGAGAGCTGCGCCGATAAAATCAGCGTGTACGTCTTTTTTGATGGGGCTTTCGCCGCTCTTAGTTTTATATTCTTTAGCGATATAAACTTTTTCACGGCTGAGCTTCGCTACAATTGAGCGAACAGTCTTGCCAACTTTCTCGGCAATTTGCTCGACGCTAACACCGGCCTGATAGTCGGCCACAATCTGAGCAGTCTGCTCAGGGCTATAGTTAGGGGCTTTGGCTGTTGCCATTTTAGCTACTCCTGTTGCGTTGAAAGAATCTTCATTATACGCCAATCCCAGCAACTAGCAAGTGCCGTTTGTCAGCCGACAGGCGGTCGTTGACTAACTGCTAGGTCTGTAGTATACTAGGGGCGGTTATTAGACGTTATGTAAATTATAGCAGCGGGGCCCCCGCTCACGGCCTATCATTAAAATTTTTTCAAAAAGGCTAAGGTGCCAAAATCTACACTTGACCCTAAACCTCAAACATGTTACAATCATAAAAATTGGAGCAACCATGACTACACACCTACCAGCCGAAACCCTACAAATCTCACCAGAAGCACTGGAAGTAGCCAACTGCTATCTTCAGCTTAATGATGTTAAACAGGTTGCCCACGAGCTCGACCTTAAACCAGATCAGGTCTCACAAATCTTAGGTCGCCGTGAGGTTAAGCAGTATATTGATAGTGTATTCTTTGACATGGGTTACAACAATCGCTTTTTAATGCGTCAGGCAATGGACGCACTAATCAAGCAAAAGTTTCAGGAGTTAGAGGAGGCTGGTGTTGGGTCGAGTAAGGATATTGCAGACCTCTTACAAATGTCGCATAAGATGTCAATGGACCTACTCGACAAGCAACTGCAGCTAGAAAAGCTGCGTCAAGGCACACCAGGTCCACAAAAGCAGGTAAATGTGCAGATCAACGATGATGGCAGCAAGTATAGTCAGCTTATACACAAGCTGGTAAGTGGAGATGGAATATGAGCCCACTATGGTTTACCCTAAGCGCCATTGGCCTTAGCATATTAATAACAATAGCACTAGCGGAACTAGCCCATGCTCGTAGTAAGCAGACCTGACGTAGAAACGGAGCATATAGTAGAGTTTGATCCTAGCCGGCGTTTTATCAAACTGCCCATCGACAACTACCTACGACTCTTAAACCTCTACGATACCATCAATCGCCCACAGATAGCACTAATCAACGCAGTCAATGACCCCAAATACAGGTTTATATGTGCTGCACTTGCCAGACGATTGGGCAAAACATATATAGCCAATGTTATCGGTCAATTGGTTACACTAGTACCCAACTGCAATGTGCTTATTATTAGCCCTAACTATAACCTTAGTGCTATCAGTTTTGAGCTACAGCGTAGGCTGATCAAGCACTTTGACCTGGAAGTAACCCGTGATAACCTCAAGGATAAGATTATTGAGCTCTCAAATGGTTCAACTATACGTATGGGATCTATTGGCACAGTAGATAGCACTGTAGGTCGCAGCTATGACCTAATAATTTTCGACGAGGCAGCCCTCAGTGAGCATGGTGAGCAGGCATTTAACATAGCACTGCGTCCTACACTAGACAAACCATCTGCAAAAGCCATATTTATTAGTACACCACGTGGTAAAAACAACTGGTTTAGCCAGTTTTGGAACCGTGGATTTGACCATAACTTTCCAGAGTGGGTAAGCCTACAAGCAGATTATTCGGAGAATAGCCGCATGGCACAGTCGGATGTGGAGGAAGCACGTAGATCGATGAGTAAGGCAGAGTTTGAGCAGGAATATATGGCTAGTTTTACTAGCTACTTGGGTCAAATTTACGAGGGATTTAAGCCTGAGTATATCCTAGACCAACTGCCAGACCTACGCGGCGAAACAATTGCAGGCCTAGACCCTGGCTATAAAGATGAAACAGCTTGGGTAACTATTACCTATGATTATAATACCGATTGTTTCTATGCTGTACAAGATTACTTGGAGTCGGAACGTACTACACGTGAGCATGCAGAGCATTTTCGTGGTTTTATTGACCAATATGGCATAGAAAGCATATTTATTGATAGTGCAGCTGCACAATTTGCCGCTGACCTAGCCTATAACTACGATATTGCTACTACACGAGCGAAAAAAGACGTCTTACCAGGCATTGCATACGTGCAAACACTAGTGCAACAGGGTAGGTTTAGGGTACACCGTGATTGTGTACATGTGTTAGCCATGCTAGATCAATATCAGTGGGACGATCGCGAGGGGCTGGCACGTGAGCGGCCCAAGCACAATCGTTATAGTCACATGGCTGATGCCGTTAGATACGCACTTTACAGTTATATAGTATAGCTGGTAAAATTTAGGGTTGCATTGGTGCTACCCTTTGGGATATAATTACACAATTAACATGGCAAAAAATACAAACAATCGTATTGCTGTTAAATGGGTTAGGGACAAAGCCAAGGCTGCCTACCAAAAACAATCTAGTTGCTACATCTGCGGTAGTACCAATGACCTAGAGCTGCATCATTTACACAGTATAACTAACCTACTGTATAGCTGGGCAGATCAGCATGGTTATGATATTAGCAGTGATGTGGGAATCTTAGCTGTTCGTGATGATTTTATTAGTGAGCACTATCACGAGTTATATGAACTGGTTTACACACTCTGTAATCGCCATCATGTAATGCTGCATAGTGTTTATGGTAAAATACCCACAGTCAGCAGTGTACCTAAACAGCGAACTTGGATTGAAACGCAACGTACTAAAGCTAGTGGTGGCGTGGTAGAGAAGCGCGGTGGATTCTTTAGCCAGTTTACCTAGGAGTGGGTATGAGCAGAATGGAAAGATTACGTGAGTGGGTAGTTGAAAAACTAAATCCCGCTCAACAGCGCATTAGTGAATCGGAAGGTAGTAGCGTAGGCAGTACACAGCCAGTTAGCTATAGATTCTACTTTCGTGATATAGACTGTGTAAACACTAGTGTTAACAAGGTAGTTGCCGCTTGCGCTAGCCTTGACTATGATATAAAAGACAAGCAGCATGAGGGTGTGGTAGCTGGCCTGCGTCAAAAGACACTAAACACACTACTTAACTTTAGACCAAATCCCTATCAATCGGCACAGGAGTTTCGCCGTAGCCTGTTCACAGATTTCTTGTTGGACGGCAATGCCTTTGTGCATTTTGATGGTACGTTTATGTACCACCTACCAGCAGAAAATGTAGAGATATTAACTGATAGCAAAACGTTTATTAGTGGTTACAAGTATAATGGTGAAATAGTCTTTCGTGAGAATGAGGTCTTTTACTTTCGTGATGTAAATTCGGAGAGTATCTACCGCGGGCAGAGCAGGTTGTCGGCTGCACGTCAAAGTATAGATACACTATGGAACATGCACGAGTTTCAGCAAAACTTCTTTAAAAATGGTGCCGTTTTTGGCATGGCACTAACCACAGAAAATACACTATCGCAAGCTGCCAAAGAAAAAACCTATCAGTACTGGGCACAGCGATATAATCCGCGTAATGGTGGACGTCGTCCGATTATCTTGGATTCGGGGTTGAAACCTGTTAAATTACAGGACAATGACTTTCAAGACCTAGACTTTGATAAAGCTATTGCACGTCACAGCGAGCGCGTAATGACAACCATAGGTGTACCGCCTATATTATTGAGTGGTGGTAACAATGCTAACATTGCCCCTAATCTTAAACTATTTTACCTGGAAACTGTACTGCCAATCGTTAGGTTATATGTTTCCGCAGTGGAAAGATATTTTGGATATGACGTGGCAGAAGTAACTAACAGCGTTAGTGCACTACAACCAGAATTAAAAGACGTAGCAGCTTATCACAGCACACTAGTCAATGGCGGCGTTATAACTCCAAACGAAGCCCGTATAGAATTAAGGTATCCAACTATTAGTGGAAATGATACCCTAAGAATACCTGCTAACATTGCAGGTTCAGCAGCCAATCCATCAGAGGGTGGTAGGCCTAGCAACTAAGAGGAGTAAGATGGATATAAAAAACAAAGTACTCTATTTTGACAGCAAGTTTACTGCCAAGGCTGCTAGCGAAGACGATGACAGTATCATGATTGAAGGTTATGCTTCTACTAATGATCGTGATCGTCAAGGCGATGTAGTTCCAGCAGGAGTTTGGAAGTCAGGTATGGCAAACTACCTGAAGAATCCAATCATCTTAGCATATCATAATCACACAATGCCTATTGGCAAAATG